TTGTAGATCCATCAGAACTAATACCCGCTACAGGTCCGAAGGTAACTGTATTACCAGATCCTGCTTCTACACTAGCACTAGTTGGTTGTGATGTGATAGTTACTATAACACCAGTTCCAGTTGTGGTAAAGGAATATGCTCTTGCGTTACTAGTTACATTTTCAGTGACCGTGAAGTTGTAAGTTGTGTCAATATAATCAGATGTGATAGTTCCAGATAAATTACCTGTTGCTGTATCAAACGTCAAACCTGTAGCACCCAGAGAGTCACCACTAAGAGTGTATGCCTCGAAGGTTGGTTCAGATGCAAATGTTGTTCCAGATAAACCTAAGTCTAAATTAACACTGTCGCCATTACTATACGTTGCAATAGTTCCAGCTGATGTTGTCCAAGTTACGTTAGTATCAACGTATGGATAGAACATACCTCTGCTTGTTGTCAGAGATGCACCGCTACCATTATAGTTAAAGTCAACACCAGTATCTACAGGATAGTATACAACATTTGAACTTTGTCCTGATTGTTCTTGTGCATCAGTTGATGATGTTAATTGCACAGATGTAGATACAACACCATCATAACTTTCATGAGTTTTTCCTTCTGGATTTATTAACGCCAGATAATTATTTGATCCACCGCCAGTTGTACCTGCAGTAGCATTATTAGGTGCTTGTATAGTAATACTGTTATTAACAGCACTTTCTGCCTGTATAGTTAACCATCCAGAATGTGATAATGTTGATAGATTTACACCGCCAACTATGACACCACCACTACCACCAGTTGTAGATTGAACTGTGATAGTTCCTATCATGCCAGGATGAACTCCACACTGATAATAATATGTTCCTGTTTGTGCGGGTGTCCATGACACTGTTGCATTACCACTAGAACCTTGACCAGTAGCATTTGGAGTAGATACGTTACTACCTTGACTTGATACTCTGATGTAGAATGGGTGAATACTTGATACGTTACTTAGATTAAAGTTAATTGTATCTCCAACATAACAAGTAACAGTTGCGTTGTTACCACTAACAGAACCATTTCTATCTGTTCCACTAAGTGTATAGAAACTTGATGAAGGTGCTGTTGTCGTTATGTTCCAAGTTGTTGGTGTAGATGATCCTGCTCCTGCTGTTGATCCTGTAGTTCTTAATTGACACTTCCTACCTACATTCCCTAAGAAATGAGCTGAGTCAGCTGGATTAAATTTAACCTCTACAAAACTACTTCCTGATAATGTGACATATGGATTGTCTATAAGTTTCTTATCTACTATGCTGTTTATAGGATAGTTACCATGTGTACCTGTTCTAATATCACCAGCCGATCCCGTGGTTCTTGCGAATCCTTTTGCTAACTGAGTTAGATTATTTGTGGTTAATGTATATCCATTCTTACCACACCATGCTACCATGATACCCGCAACAATAGGTCCTGAGAACGATGTTCCGTCTATGGTGCTGTAGTTGGTTGTGCTTGTATATGGTGTGTTAGCAGTCCAATCATACTGTGGGAGTAAAATCTTTTCGCCAGGTGCTACTGTGGTACAACCTGATCCATAGTTAGAGAAGAATGCCCACCTGTCATTATAAGATGTAGCACCAACTGTAATTTTATACTGATCTACATCTACGTTGTTAATACCACCATTAGGGTTGTCTGCATATCCTGCTGTTCTTGCACCCGCTACACACTTGGTTTGTAGAGGTCCTGCAGTTGCATCACTACTATTCTTAAATCCGTTACCAGCTGACCTGACAATTATAATATTTTTTTGTGCTGCTATAGTTCCTTCGATGTCATCTAACATCTCTTCATCAGTTCCTAGATCAGCACCACTATCATTAAGTTCTATGTTGGGTGAGTTTTGTGTAGGAATCGTAGGTCCGAATGATGAGTTGATAACAGCAGGACGGTTGTTGCCTTTGTAATTAGCATCAGTGCTATCGTTATGATCTATAACTGCTTGATATGCTGATAGTATTCCACTATAAGAACCACTGACTGTGCTATTAAAACACTTCAGTGCAAATATTTTTGCGTTTCTTGCTATTCCAGCTGTCCTTCCAGCTGCAAGAATAGCACAATGTGTACCATGTCCGTTGTCATCTTCGTTGTTAGATCCATATGTTCCTGCAAAATGACTTAACTGAAACACTCTGTAGTTCTGTTGTTCAGCAGAACCATTGAGGTCAGTAACAAAGTCAGGGTCATACAACTCAGGATGTAATGCTGCGTTATTACCTGTTGGTCTACTTGCACCACGAACACCAGAGTCTAAGATATAAAGATCTACACCATCTCCAGTTCCCTGTGATGATTGACTAAACTGTCTGTTTAAATATTGCCTATCCTGTTTTGTAACTCTGTCTAGATGCCAGTAGTCATGAATATTAATTGTTCCATATCTTTCTGGCGATGCTATAAATCTTCCCATGCCAGGATGCACTGAACAGTAGAAGTATAAGATAGATGGTGTAGATGAAGTAACTGATAATACTGTCTGACCATCCGTGCCAGGTGTTCCACTAACTGTTACTCCTGTAGTTAAGTCTCCTGTGCCACCTGTAGTATGTGTTCCATCTTGTGTCTCTGAGAATCTAAACGGATGACCATTGTTTGAAGAATCACTCTGATCAAACGTATAGGTTCCACCTTGCATAAAACCTGTTTGGTTATAGAACCTTTGATATGTTCCACCTTGTGTCTGTGAGAATACAAAGAAGTCACTACCACCGATATTCTGAACCTTTACATATATTGTTCCACTTCCAGTTGTTGTTAGTCCTCTAGTATTGCTTGTTGCTGATCCTGATGCAGGAGTGTTAATAGATGTAGAACCAGATGTAGACACAGCAAGAGATGCCTCAGTAGGCATGGGGTCTCCCGCATACACCTCAGCATCCCATCTTGCATTCTTAACTACGTTTAATGCATTTAATTGTGATAGTAAGTTACTTTGATACCTCTCAGGGCAATCAAAGGTAATTATCTGAAATGTTCTAAATTGTTCTACAAAGGAAAGGTAACCGTATAATTTCAAGATCGCAGCAGATGCTTGATCTAGATTATAGTTATCACTGACCCTTACTATTACCTTCTTCATTCTGTGGTACAATAAGTCCTTCAGATATATTTATGAAGTTCCGTCTCCTGCCTTTGCTAACAGTTTCTGAACTTCACCTTCTGAAATTTGCTTACCCATTCTTTCCACAGGTTTGCAGAACTTTATATCGTGCTTTTCGTCAAACACAAACTTAGTTCTTAGGTGCGTTCTATCTCTTTCTACAATTAAATGATATGTGTGTCCATATAAAGTAGAATTGAAACCTAGTGATACAATGGGTCGACCATCATACAACTCTCCTACTTTATATGGGCAAGTCTCTGCAGTTCCATCAAACTTGATATGAAACTGCCTAGAATGTACGTGTTCTTGTTGTCTTAGTTCACTTGACTTCTTCAGTGCCATCTTCTTCTGGTTTCTTAAGTGTCATGTTCAGTGCTTCTATTGCACCTTCCAATCTCAAAACTTGTTCGTTACGAGTCTTGAGTTGTTTTTCCAATTCGACAATTGTTGCCTTTTGTTCTTTCAATTGGTCAGTAAATTCTTTGACCATTTGTGTAGCATCCATAGTTAAAAATGATTAAGTGTTTTATTTATCCTAGTTGTATACCACCAGGTATTTGACTAGAGGGAGGAGGTTCTTTCCCTACAATGTCTTTGTATATGTACCATCCTGTTAGTATATATTTGGTTTCTTTAGGTGCAATTTCTGATTTATGAAAGTGTGTCCAACCTGCTGGCCAGATAACCATTTTACCCGCTTCTGGTGCAACTCTTAAATTTTGATATTTGAAAAGAGTTCCTCCTTTCTCTTTGATATCATTAAGATATACCATCCAAACAATTTGACGATATGAATTACTATCTGCTCCAGTCTCACAATGGTATGTAAAAAATCCTTTGCCAGGATCAAACCTTTGCATATTAAATGCATCCTCTAACGCAAGATCAGATATACCATAAAGACCACAAGGTAATTGAGAAGCATCATCTGTAAAACTATAACGCTCTACATACTTTTTCATATTAACAGCAACTTGTTT